AAGCTGCTTTTGTGTCCTGCTTAGCTGTGTCCGTAATCCTGTAATTTGCGGCTCATAGTGGTTTTGTAAGGCTATACTTATCATCAGTAACATAATAACTGCTGTCATTAAGACGGCAATTACATTAGACTGCATATACAATCTATCATCTTTCCGCTTTATCTCTTCTAGCAGCGGTTTTATTAGTTCTTCTGTCATTTTTTCCACTCCCTAGTATATTTTTCTTTAACTGTTGCTTCGCAAGAATTCCAAAACTTCAACATGTCCGCTTTTCGCGTAAAGGTTTTCTCTTCAAACTGAGGTTTTGCCTCAAAATTCTTTTCTCTACCCGTGTAGATTCTAACGACATATTCTTTTTTCATCTAGACTCCTAACTGCGCCTTAACTGCTTCGAGTAAGGCGTTCTGATTTTTTTCTTTGCCTTGTAAAATCCTAAGTACTTTTTCATCAACTGTATTTTCTGCAACAATGTGGTGCACAATAACGGGTTCTGTCTGCCCTTGTCTATCTAATCTGGCATTAGCTTGCTGATAATATTCAAGACTCCACGTTAGCCCAAACCAAACAATAATATGCCCGCCTTTTTGTAGATTAAGCCCATGCCCAGCTGATTGAGGGTGACACAGAAGAATTGGTATTTTCCCGGAATTCCACTTGTCAACTGACGTCAACTCTTCAGCCTGAGGGAATCGTTTCTTAAGTCTTTCAAAATCATGTTGATACTGATAAAAAACTAAGATTGGCTGGCCTTGGCTTTCTTCTACTATGTCCTCAAGCGCGTCAAGTTTGTCATCGTGTATAGCAACTGTTGATTTATCATCATCATAGATAGCACCATTAGCCATTTGAAGTAATTTATTGGCCAAGACCGCAGAGTTAGCCGCAGATATTTCCTTATCCTTAAACTCCAACACCAAATCAGCTTCAAGCTGTTTGTAAGCTTTCATATTAGATAACTTAACTGATACAACGTTGTTGGTTCGCGGCGGTAACTTGAGATAGTCTTTAGCTTTCATGCTGACACAGATGTCCTCAATCTTGTTATAGATTTCTGCTTCTGCGCCATCCCTAAGCGCCCAACTGTAAATGATTGGACCATTACGCTTATCAGGAACAAAATACTTGTCTTTAAATCGAGTCTGGCTAGTCTCAAGCCTGTCGCCTCTGTCCATCAGATAAATCTGCGGCCACAAATCAATCAAACTGTTAGGCGCTGGGGTTCCTGTTAGTCCTACAAGGCGTTGGACTTTCGGTCTAACTTTTCGCAAAGCCCTAAACCGTTTTGACTTACTAGACTTAAAGCTTGACAGCTCATCAATAACCACAAAGGTAAACGGCCATTTAGTCTTGTAGTATTCAACAAGCCAGGTAACATTCTCACGATTAATCAAATAGATATCAGCTTCTGTTTCTAACGCCTCAATTCGTTTTCCCTCGCTCCCCAAAACTTTAGAGTAGGTGAAATCAAAATGCCATTTCTCAATCTCCGTAGGCCACGTTTCTTCCGCCACTTTTTTAGGGGCTACGATTAAAATCTTATGATCCTCGGAAAAAATATTTTGAATCTCATCTATCGCCGATAGTGTTGTCAGCGTTTTACCAAGGCCCATGTCAAGTAAAAGGCCGCAATAAGGGTGCTCTACTATCCATGTCTTAGCGTATTCCTGATACTCGTGCAGTCTCACACCCAGTTCTCCATTTCTTTTAAGGCCATGTCCACTGATTCGTAGGAGTCAACAACCCAAACATGCTGCCCAGCCTCTTTTATTTTTTTGTGCATTGCAACTTGGCTGGGTCTTGGTTTTTTACCAGGCGCTTTGACCTCTACAAAAAAGGTTCCCGTATTCATGACAACAATTCTGTCAGGCACTCCTATCGTCCCTGGACTAGTAAATTTTAAACACAGCCCTTTTGTTTTCTTTTTCAAATAATTTTCAATATCTTTTTCAGTCCTCATCCTTCCTCCTTTGGTCAATAAAGGTCAGGGTTACCGTTTTTTTCAACTTACTTTCTCTTTTTTATATATGTGTTTTATATATGCCTTATTTTATATATATTTATTTTTTATATTTATATTTAAGTTAATAGAAGAAAAGTGGTAGATTGGTAACCACAGGGGCTAAACTATTGCTATGAAAGACCTCTTAGGGCTACCAAAAAGCTACCGGGGTTACTTTTCGAACCCATTTCTAAGGGTCGAGTTACTAAGTTACCGATTTTTCCAATTCGGTTTTGGTTTTTTAAAAATTATTTTTAAATTTTTTATTTTTAAAGTTTGAAAAAACCGGTAACTTGGTAACTTTTTTCTAGGGTTACCAAACTCTAATTCCAAAAAAGTAACCCCTAAAACTCACTTTTTAACCTAAAGCCGACCCAATTTTTGGCTTGCTTTCCATCAGATTTAACGTTTTTATTTTCATAATTTAGCTCTCTTAGCCGATGGTTAAATGCATTTTTTGCCAAAGGTTTGTAGCCTGAATCCTGACAATAGAATTTATAAGCTGGGTAGACATCCCTAACAGGAACTTTGAAGTCTTCGCCAAGTTCACACTCGTCTTCAAGGAACATAGCTACGACATCGTTGCCTTTTTCCCATTTCTCGACACTTGACCTCATGCTGGCACTAATACTGAAATCTCTCTTACTTAAGGCCTTTCTAAGCCCCTCCATCGCTCTGTTAAAGATACCAGGCACCTCGCTCATAATCTTATCTAGCGGGTATTTCGCCTTAACTTCCTGCGTTAAAACCTTATCCATCTCGAGGATCATCATGCGGCGTTTAAGTCCTCCGCTGAAATCTCGCATAGGTGGGAGCTCATTCATGGCAAAAGACAGCTTAGCATAATTGTAAAAGTTAATCGGCTCTTTATTCTTACGGTCTGCGTGAATAGTATCCTCCCCCGTCAACATTTTAAGTGCTGCGCCATCTGCTAAGTATTGAGGTTTAGCATCGGTATCGAAGTTAGCTGTCTTACGATATAAGCCGATTTTTGCAAAGCGTTCTTGCATCAGGTACTGCAGTGTCACGGCTGAATAATTATCAGCGCCTATCATTTCACGTAAAATATTAATTAGTGTTGATTTGCCAGTGCCCCCGCTACCATAGATGAATAGCATTTTTTGAATAGTGTATTCACGATAAAAGTTATAGCCAAACCACTCAAAGATGAAATCTATATTTTCAGCTCCGACGGTCTCTCTAAGAAAACCCTCAAAGGTTTCACAGGTCGCCTCGGGGTCATAGACAACGGGATGGCTTGACCTGGCATGCAATTCTGGATCAAACTTAGTCTTAAAGTTGTTATCCCTCAGGTCATAGACTCCATTCGCTAGCACTATCTTGTTAAGATCACTCTCGGTAAACACTTCACTTGAAAAAGCCTGTGCTTTAATCGCTACGACGGTTTCGCTAATGTGCCTAATCTTAGTAATTTTACCGAGTTTCTTAGTTGAGATATAACTCTTCAAATATTCCTCAGCGTTTGGCAACCAGATGCCTTTTTTAGCGTCGTAGCGTAAAAATTCTAAGCCATCCCAATAAATCGGAACCTCCTTAATAATCTGCGTTGCTAGCAAATAACTATTGACCTCCGGTTCGCCCCTCTCATCAATTTCAAGCCAGCTTCTGTCATCTTCGACTGGTAACTCTTCATCGAAATCGCCTAAAGCCTCCGCCATTAAATGGTCTTTAATTTCGGGTAAGTCAGAGACAAAAGCATTCATCGCTTTACTTGACGGCAACTTATTAGTAGGAGTATTATCTTTAGCCTCGCTATCTTGCTCTCCGAATTTATGGATACGAACAAGGTCATAGGCATTTACAAGCGTATCCCCCACGGGATCTGTCCCGTGATGGCTATAAGCGAAGACATCATCATAGATAACTAAGCCGTTTGCGGTTGAGCCATCAGTGTAGGTGTACCTATCAGGAGTCGTTCCTTCTTCATAAACCTCAGATAAGAATGTTGCAATGGCCTGTCTAATGTCATAGTTACGACAAAAGGCTCCAATAAGTCCTTTTTTACTAAGCGGGTCACCTTGTTTTTTAGCTTCACGCTGTCTTTTAACAGCGTGCGTCGGGCTTTCTGGCCAGAAGCTTGAGTCATGCCAGTCCGGGTATGTGTCAAGCACCTCATCAACACTCAGAAAAGCCTCGTCGTTATATTTAAACGTAAAGTCGGCATCTCTTGAGTGGCTCGGCCAGAACATCAAGCGTACGCTTTGATAAGTCGTGTCATCAAAGTTTGACATGCCTAGTTGGTTAGCCAAATATCTAGCGACTGGCTCATATTCATCAGGCATCATTAAACGGTCAGTAGGGATAATAAGACGGTACTTAGCAGCTTTTTTTGAGTGGCTGTGAGTACTGTAGAGTACGAATGCATAATCTGCAAGCAGGTCTAGCCTATCTAAGAAATCTTTACTTGGGCTATCTGCGTCAAGCGCAACCAAGGACCTACTTTGAACGTTTTCATTTTTCCGTTTACCTTGCTTTAGCCATCCACCGACAAAGCCCCCTACGTCTTTTGCTTGCCCTTTTTCTGCTCGAGACATCTTCTGGTACTCCGCAAACGTCTCTTGGGTGACTGTAGGTTTCTCTAACCTCTCAACCAGCTCCTGCCAAGTTAGCGTGATATTTTTCCATGTCTTAGCTGTTCGCGAACTACCTGTTGCGATATGAAGCTCTTGCAGGGGAGAAGACTTTACTATTAGTTTTTCTTGCTTCATCTATCTAATCCTTCATATAATACTTTGTTACATAGCCTTCGCTATTTAAAGGAAGACCCTCCGCCCATTCAGGAGCCTGAGCCATCAAATCATTAACCTCTTCGATTATCAGGCCTGAACCTTCGATAATAGCCTCATCATGAACGTGGAAAACAACATCATAGCCTGCAGCTTCAATCCTCAGAAGCGCTTCAGCTAGAATATCCCTGGCCGTCGCCTGAACGATATTTTCGACAAGCTTACCGCCGTACGTCTCTTGCGCTGTGAAATAGGCCCTATCTCCTTGGCCCTCATAGATGATTTTGTCTCCATAGTCGCCTGGCTCAACCTTGGCTCTTGCATAAGCTAAGTTCCTACCGCTAGGCAATGTTATAAAGAGGAAACCTTTCCGGTATCTAAATCGTATTTTTCCAAGTTTTATCGGTGCTCTCGATTTGATGGCTTTGATGGCGGCTCTTTGTACGTCTTTCCAAAATTGGACGATTTTCTTATTGGCCCTGCGCCAGTCATCAACTAACCCTTGAAGCTCCTCTTCCTTGACTCCCATATTTAGAGCCCCCATCTGCTTAAGCGCTCCAGGACCTCCTTGATAGCCAAGTGCTAACTCTGAAATTTTGCCCTTTTGGCGTAGTTCCTTGTCAATCTCCTCAATTGGAATTCCGAACATCTGACTGGCAGACGCCTCGTAGATTTTCCCGTGCGTAGAAAACACGTCAAGCCTCCACTGCTCTCCAGCAAACCATGCAATCACCCTAGCCTCAATCGCCGAGAAGTCAGAGACATAGAAGGTATAGCCATCTTTAGCCACGAGTGCCGTTCGCACGAGCTGCTTTAAAGTGTCGTTAAGGCTATCGTATAAAATCTCCACAGCATCAATATCACGCTTTTTAACATACTCTCTAGCATCATCTAGATCCTTTATATAATTCCTAGCTAAGTTCTGTACTTGGACAACTCTGCCCGCCCATCTTCCTGTCCGGCTAGCCCCGTAAAACTGAAGTAGCCCATGAACTCGTCCGTCTGAGCACATAGCTCTTTCCATAGCTTCATATTTTTTTAGACTTGACATCGCGGTTTGTAGTTTAAGTTCTAAAACTCTCTTAAGCTCTCCTTCGGCCTTCTTAAGTTCCTGTTCAACATCAGCTTTAGTCAGCCCATTAGCCGAATAACCGTGTTCTTTTAGCCACGGTAGCAGCTGCGCCCTGCTATTAGGATTATCAAGTCCTGTTAGAGCCTTTAGTTCACCAGACAAACTTTCCATCTTAACATCTTTACAATACAAAGCCGAAGCAACTAACTCTTTATCAAGTGCCACGCCTCTGTCGTTGATTCTCTGGTCGCAGACGTAGTAATCCCACTCACGGTCGTGCACAGGAACTGACTCTAGTTTTTCGGCAATTGCCATCTCAACAACAACGTCTTGCATACAGTAGTTAATAAACATTTGCCATTTTCCAGGATCATGCTCGGGCAGGTTCCTCGTTCTTCCCCCGTTGGCTTTTGTAGGCTTGCAGGGTACCGAAAAATATTTAATGAGATTTTTACCTGCTGCGTCTTTTTCTTGCGCTAATTTTAAATACAGCGCACATTTTTCCAGGCTTGCAGGCAGACCCAGCTCTTGTGCAAGTACCATCGTACACTGCCATTGTGCGGGATCTAAATAGTAAGGTAGGCCGAGGTAACGACTGAGACAAACTCTTTCGAATTGGGCATTAAAGGCGTGCTTTCGGACTTTATCATCAAATAACATATCTTTGATGTCTTCAGGTAGAGACTGCCTTGTCAAATCAAGGCACTCTACTTCTCCGCCATCTATAGAGTAAGCGAAAAGTAAAATCTCAAAATCTTCAGCGTCAGCGTACTTGTAAACCCCATTTTTGATGTCATTCGAACTATAGGTTTCAATATCAATATTTAAATGTCTCATACCTCTCCTTTAAAAATGAGGAGCCTCTAAAGAGGCCCTCTACTATAAAATGTCGTCTTCGTCCTCTTCTTCGTTCCACTCGTCAAAGTCTGCATCAGCTGACGAACGACCGCCAAGGTAGTCTCCTTTAGCAACAATCTGAACGTTATTCAGACCACAAGAGATACCCTTGTTACCCGCAGTATTGTAGGCATAGGCATTTAATGATACTCGTGCGTATACTCCTGAGTAAACTTCGTCTGCGGAGTCAACGGGGTTTTTGTAACGGTCGATAATCTGCGGCCTAGTTTTGCTTGACACTGACATGAACATGTGTCCAGCGTACTCTGGGTGCTCTTCAGTATCCATCTCTTCGTCACCGTCACGAAGCGTTGTCTTAACGCGCTCCCATTTAACCCCTTTGAGTTTATTGTCCTTGGCAGCTTCATAAGCAGCTTTCTGCGCGTCTTTAATTTTCTTGATTGTGACTTTGTCTGTTTTTGGAATTAAGATAACTGTTGAATACTTAGCCTCTTGACCTTCAAAGGCTTTAGGCTCTAGTAAAGCTGCATAGCTTAGGCGTACTTTTCCGGTTACTACTTTAGTTGTGCTTGGTGTCATAATTCTTCTCCTATAATTCTTTTAATTGTGTTAATAACTCTGCTAATTCTGGATTTTGGTTTTTGTACTGATCAAACAGGCCTAAATAATAAGCATCTTTATATTTCGCTGCAAACTCAGCCGTTTCCGCATCAATATTTGCTTTTACAGTCAAGGCGGTAGCCATTAACTCTTTCTTGCCCGCTAAAAGTGAAGTATCCACTTTGGAAATAACATAGCTGGTAGCTGTAAAAAGCTCATTGGCATCAACAACTTCTGTTACCTTGGCTACGCTAGGGCCATAAACAGTTTCGACAACCACAAGGTCACCTACCCGCAACTCTTCAAAACTAAAGTAGCTGTATTTCTTACCCTTGAATTTTTTATGGCATGTTTGTCTAAACTTAACTTTTACTTTATAAATCTTCATATTCTATTCAAACTCCTTTATTGCTTGTTCTAAGCTATTTAACGCGGGTCGCTTGTCGCTATTTTTGACAAGGACAGGTTTACCTTGTGGTTTATCAAGGATAAAGGCCATCATGTCCTCAAAACGCTTCTTACCGACCATCTTCTCTAGAGCCCCCATGGACAGTAGCTCTTTTGGTTTGTAGATATCTTCAAAGCCGTTTTTCTCAAGTATTGTCGCAGCTGCCTCCTTATTAGTAAGCACACGATTACTTCTACCTTCGACAATCTTATAGCCTGGAACTTCTTTTCCTGAGAGTGCTTCTTTCAGGGCATAGGCTTCAACTGACTCAACCCACTTCTTGATAGCTGAGGCTTTGTCAAGGATCTCTGCGACGGCTTCATCAGATAAATAGACAGGCTCCTGATAGTCATATTTATCAATTAATTCCCAGTTTTCTTGCGCTCTTGGCACCAATTTAGCTGCGACAGGAGACCACTGCAATACTTTTTCACTTAGGTTCCAGTCGCCAATACCTGCGTCTGCTTGAGCGGCCATAGGCAAGACAACATTATCCGCCCAATACAGAAGCTCCTCTACGTAAATGTCAACAGAACTAACCGAATCTAAACGCGGCTGAATAATTGTCATCTTGATACGGTCAAAGTCATAAACCATATCGTAGGAAGCGTAAGCTCCCAGAGCGTACAACCCCATCTGCGGGTTTTGGTTAGCAGACACAGGCATACCCTTGCCATACTTAAGATCAATAATTTCAATGACCCCATCCGCCAAAATGACGACATCCGAAGTCCCAAAACCGCCAGGCACCCAGTCGCTAAAATCAATCCGTTTTTCAAGTTCAATTTCGGCATCCTCATAAGCATTTAGGTGCTCCATAACAATATCTGTGTAAAGTTCCGTCATCTCTTCCATCTCTTCGTTGTAGAAGTCTGAGTTTTCCTTAAAAGCCTTGGTTAACGTGTTAAATTTACGCTTGGTGATTTTACCAGACTTGTACATCAGTTTGATTTCAGAAAGCTCATGGGCGCTTGTGCCCTCTTGAGTGTATACGGTATCGCGGCTAGGGTAGTCTGCTTCTAATCTCGGCAGCATAGGGCAATAAAGCCATCTGTGAGCACTAGAAGCAGACAGTAGTGCGTGATTTTCTACTGGCATTAGAGGGCCTCCAACTTCTCAACAAACTCAGCAAACTGGTATTCTTCAAGTTCACCAACTTTTGCGACGTTCATCTCTTTCAAGACTTCCTTGATGTCCTTTGACTTCCCTTCTTCAACCTTGGCTTTAGCCATTTTCTTAATATCAGCTAATGTCAAAGTTACAGACTCTTCTTTCTTTTTAGGAGCTGGTTTTTCTTCAACAACATCCTTGGTTACTGTCTTCGGCATATCCAGAGCTTCACGCATAGCATCGAAAACACCTGCCATGCTCTCTGCTTTAAAAGTTACTTCAATCATTGTGTTTCTCTCTTTCTGTGTTATAATTTAATTGTGTATAATTGTTGACGGTTTCCTAAGCCGTCTTTTTTGATGCAATCAATAGCCTCACCTCCCCAAAAGTCCTTTAATATCAAGAATGTCTTTAGCAACCTGACTACGATAGTGTGGGCTATCATGTAAACCTTCCTCGTAGTAGGGGTTAGGCACAAACTCCCAATCTCCGCCCGGCAACTCAACTTCGATAACTTCGTCGTCAATAATTTCTAGCTCACGTTCAAGATAAGCTAGTGCATATTCTAAATAGTTCATTTTCTCTCCTCAATTACTTGTTTTAAAGCTGTTAATATAAAAACTGCGTCCGCCAGGGCTTGGCTTTGGGAACAAGAGAGCCCCCCCTGGCGTAAAATATCATTTAAACCAGCTAGGGTTTCATCAATAAATTTTAGTGATATGTTCATTTCTTTTTACCCCACAAAAATTCTTGCCATGACAAAGTTGCACCTTTAAATTCTTTCTCAGCCAACTTAACAAAGTTCCTCTTATCCTGGTCTTCTTTGAAAGTTTCTTTAGCTAATCGTCTCCAAAAGGCTTTTCTCGTCGCTTGACGCTCTAAGAAAGTTTCACTGAATTTAAAATCATTTCCTTGATAAAGAGCTTCATATTTTTCTACGTTATTTAACGCCGGAAGTTCAATCCAAAGCATCAATTTTAAATCTTGCTTGATAGCACTCAACTGAGCAGATAGGATAGGTAAGCTATCTCGTCTTTCAGCTTCGGGCTTAACTAATTCCCTCTCAATCCGATTAAGGTTCTTGATAATCTTTTCAAAAGTTGTCATCATTCTGCGCCTCCAAGCTTAATGAGTTTGTCAATAATACAAAGTTTTTCCTCTGAGTATTTCCTGTAGCTACTTCTCAAATTTAACAAGAGCTCCTCGTCCGAGATTTCACCCAATTCATTTAACTCAAACAGAGCTTCTACTGTACTCTCAAAATCTGTCGCATTAGCCAACAGTTGCTTTTGTAATTCCCATTTAGACATAACGTTCTGCACTCCATTTCTTGCTGTTTTCTAAAGCCACTTCCCTAAAAATTCTGCGTTTATTCTCTGGCGAA